AAGGGGAACATCGAGTCCCTTGTTCGCAGGATGATACCATTTGCGGACCTCATCCAGCTCACGCACCTGAAGCTGCAGCAAGTCATTTCCAGAGTGGTCCCAGATGGCGTTTTCATCGACGCTGACGGAATCAACGAGGTTGACCTTGGCACTGGGGCGGCTTACAACCCCGAGGACGCTCTGAGGCTCTATTTCCAGACTGGTAGCGTAATTGGCCGCTCGTACACTCAGGACGGTGAATTCAACAACGCACGCATCCCGATTCAGGAGCTGACCTCGAACAGCGGGGCATCAAAGACACAGATGCTCATCACCAACTACAACCACTACCTCGACATGCTCAGGTCTGTGACCGGCCTGAATGAGGCGAGAGACGGCTCTGACCCGGACCCGAACTCCCTTGTCGGTGTGCAGAAGTTGGCGGCATTGAACTCGAACACGGCCACACGCCACATCCTTGAGGCCGGCCTGTACATTTTCAAGACAATCGCGGAGGCGTTGACCTACCGGGTGGCGGATATCCTGCAGTATGCTGACTTCAAGGACGACTTCGCAAACAAGATTGGGAAGTACAACGTCGGAATCCTGAATGAAATCAAGGACCTGTACATCTACGACTTTGGTATCTTCATTGAAATCTCACCGGATGAAGAGCAGAAGCAGCAACTTGAGAACAACATCTCAATCGCCTTGCAGAAGGGAGACATCAACCTCGAGGACGCAATCGATATCCGGGAGCTCAGGAACATCAAGCTGGCGAATCAGCTTCTCAAGCTCAAGCGGGTCAAGAAGATGGAACGCGAGGAGAAGATGGAGATGCAAAAGCAGGCCATGGTGTCCCAGCAGCAGCTCAAGTCCCAAGAGATGGCATCGCAGCTTTCGCTACAGAAGATTCAGATGGAGACTCAAAAAGCCATACAAATAAAGCAGGCCGAGATTGCATTTGAAATCGAGAAGCTCAGGGAAGAGGCGAACCTGAAGAAGCTGTTGATGGCCGAGGAGTTCAAATACACGCAGCAGATTTCCGCGATGACCAATGACAATCTTTCAAAGCGCGAGCGCGAACGTGAGATTGAGAAATCAAAGCGAATCAGCCAGCAGAACACCCAACAGAGCAACCTTATCAACCAGAGGAAGCTGAATTTACCACCCCTGAATTTCGAATCCAACGAGGACTCGCTGGACGGATTCGGCATGGAGGAATTCAACCCAAGATGACATTTGAAAAATTTTCACTAAAATTGCAATGTAATGGAATTTACGGTAAGAGAAATACCTAGCGTAGGCGAAACCAAGAGCCTTCCTCAGCGTGAAGCGGAAATCATTGCCGCTGCAACAGAGGAGCCAACTCAGGGCGCACAGGTCGAGTCGGCATCCGCCGAGCCGGCTGATGATGGTCTGGACGAGGGAAAGGTCTTGTCATACCTGAGCAAGAGGTACAACAAGGAAATCAAGTCGTTCGACGAGCTTTCTCGCGAGCGTGAGGAATCCGAGCCGCTTCCAGAGGATGTGTCTGCATTCCTGACGTTCAAGAAAGAAACCGGACGCGGGATTCAAGACTTCATCAAACTTCAGGCGGACTATGAGTCCATGGACCCCGATGCCATGTTGAAGAGCTATCTCCGGGAGACCGAGGAAGGCCTTGACGACGACGACATCGATGCCATGATGGACGATTACTCGTATGACGAGGAGCTCGACGACGAAACCACCGTGAAGAAGGCCAAACTGGCCAAAAAGAAAATGATTGCCAAGGCGAAGTCCTACTTCGCTGAGCAGAAGGAAAAGTACAAAGTCCCGCTTGAGTCAAGCCGGGCTTCCATTCCAGATGCTGAGCGTGAGGAGTACGAGTCCTACAAGCAATACATGCAGCAGTCAAAAACGCTCCAAGAGGAGCAAGAGCGCAAGCGTCAATGGTTCTCCAAGAAAACCGACGAGTTGTTCAGTCAGGAATTCAAAGGTTTTGAGTTCAATGTGAAGGACAAGAAAATTGTGTTCTCGCCCGGTACTTCATCCGAGCTGAAGTCTCTTCAGTCGAATCCGTCCAATTTCATCTCAAAGTATTTGGATGAGAGCGGACTGATTAAGGATGCAGCCGGATATCACAAGGCGTTATCTGTTGCGATGAACCCTGAAAAATTCGCCCAGTTCTTTTATGAGCAGGGAATGGCCGATGCTGCTGATGGCCTTGACCGAAAAATCAAGAACATCAACATGTCTGAGCGTCAGACCCCTCAATTCATCAACAAGGGCGGGGTTCAAATCCGGGAAGTCAATCCGTCCCACGGGAGAGGGTTGAAAATCCGGAGCGCAAAAAAAGTGTGACATTAACCGAGAACAACTACAATGGCAGTATTAGGAACTCCTACTTATCAGCTTCAGCCGAGTGCTGAGCAGATTCCACTTTCGACGAACTACCTTGACCCGAACAACGACTTCGACTTCTTCCAGAAGTATCTCCCCGATACCTATGAGAAGGAATTCGAGCGTTACGGGAATCGCAGCGTTTCGTCTTTCCTCCGCATGGTCGGAGCTGAATTGCCGTCAGTCTCTGACGCTATTCGCTGGGCAGAGCAGGGTCGTCTGCACATCAAGTACAATGACGTGACGGCTGACACCGTGGCTCCAACAGACACGGCTTCTTTCACAATCAACGGCTTGACATCGACCATGGCAATCCGCCCGGGCCAGACTGTCCTCATCTCCCAGAACACGACAGGAGAAGGCAACCACGCCCTTGTGACAGCTGTTGACACGGCATTGGGTACATTCGATGTCGCATACTACGAAGCTGGTGGTCAGGCATTTGCCCAAGGAGACACTGTGTCCGTGTTCATTTACGGCTCCGAATTCCTCAAAGGCACTGGCGGAATGACCGGCTCCCTCGAGGCTGAATCTGAGGTGTTTTACAACACACCAATCATCCTGAAGGACAAGTACGCTGTCAACGGCTCCGACATGGCCCAAATCGGCTGGATTGAAGTCACCACCGAGAACGGCGCAAGCGGTTACCTGTGGTACTTGAAGTCCGAGCACGAGACCCGTCTCCGCTTTGACGATTACTTGGAAACCGCCATGCTCGAGGCTGTTCCAGCCGAACCCGGCTCCGGTGTTATCGCCAACACTTCTTTTGGAAACAAGGGAACTGAAGGTGTCTTCTATGTGGTGAACGACCGCGGCAACGTGTGGGGTGCTGGTAACCCGACGACGCTGGCCGACTTCGACACCATCGTCACACGTCTCGACCGCCAAGGCGCAATCGAGGAGAACGCAATCTTCGTGAACCGCGACTTCTCCTTCGACATCGATGACATGCTGGCTGAGTTGAACGGCTTCAATACCGGTGGTGGTGCGTCAAACGCAGCTTCCTTCGGTTTGTTCGACAACGACACCCAGATGGCGTTGAATCTTGGCTTCAGCGGTTTCCGCCGTGGCTACGACTTCTACAAGTCTGAGTGGAAGTACCTGAACGACCCGACCATGCGTGGCGCGATGCCTGCCGCTGGTGCTGGTTCCACCACAGCCAACACCATCACTGGTCTGTTGGTCCCGGCTGGCTCCACCACCGTGTACGACCAGATTCTTGGCAAGAACGCCAAGCGTCCGTTCCTGCACGTCCGCTACCGCGCTTCTGAGACCGAAAATCGCCGTTACAAGACGTGGATTACCGGCTCTGCTGGCGGTGCAAAGACAAGCGACCTCGACGCGATGGAAATCCACTTCCTCTCCGAGCGTTGCGTGTGCACCTTGGGCGCGAACAACTTCTTCCTCTTCCGCTACGGCGCATGATGACGGAGTGATTAAGTGAACAAAGGGAGGTAACTTCAAGGTTACCTCCCATTTTTTAATCCTGAAAATCAAATTTTATGAAATCCGCAAAAGTTCAAAAGAGCCCAAACAAGCAAGCAGACGGGGCCAAGACCTACAAGCTGAAATCACGCCGGGTCCCTCTTTCATTCATCCTTGCATCAAGAAACACCAAGCGGGTCCCGCTGCTGTATTACGATGAAGAGGAAAACATCAACCGCGCACTTCGCTACGCACGCAACCAGCGTTCCCCGTTCGAGGACGAGCAGGATGGAAACGCAATCCTCGAGCCTGTAATCTTTGAGAACGGCTTCCTGAGCGTTCCAAAAACAAATCCAGTCCTTCAGGCCTTCCTTCACTACCATCCCCAGAACGGGATTGTGTTTGAAGAGGTCAACACGGAGAAGGACGCAGCTGCGCAGCTCGAGAAAATCAACTGGGAAGTTGATGCGCTCATCAAGGCAAAGGAGCTCAGCCTCCACGAGGTCGAGCGTATCGGTCGCGTGCTGTTCAACCGGGACACAAGCCGTGTCACAACATCAGAGCTACGACGCGACATCTTGGTGTTCGCCAAGAACAGCCCTCACCGCTTCCTTGCCGCGCTGAGCGACCCGGCCCTCGAGCTGAAGTCAGAGATTCGTCTCTTCTTCGACAAGGGCCTTCTCATCCACAAGAACAACGGCAAGGAGGTGTGGTACAACACGCCAACGAACAAGAAAAAGATGCTTGCCGTGCCGTTCGGAGAGGATGTCTACGAGCTCATCTCGATGTACCTCAAGACCGACGAGGGAATCGAATCACTGAAAATGCTGAAGCACCATTTGGCTTCCGAGTGACAGGTTGCCGAAAGGCTTAATATAGATTGGATTGGAAACGCAGGGGTTGGAGACAACCCCTGTTTTTTTGTTACCTTTGTCAAAAATGAGCCGGGATGATAAATTCAGTTCGTAATACTGTGCTGGCCGTTCTGAACAAGAACAACTACGGGTACATCTCCCCGTCAGACTTCAACCTGTTTGCCAAGCAGGCTCAGCTTGAGGTCTTTGACGAGATGATGTCCGAGTACAACAAGGCCATCAACAGGGCAAACATCCGGAGGTCCGGAACAGGATATGCCGATGAGAAGAAGGGGATTGAGGAGGCCATGGATGTCTTTTCTGTCACCAAGTTCCTGCTTCGTGACACTGCGAACAAGTTCTTCCTGCCCAGTCAGGTCACAACCAATGACGACTACTACCTGATTAACAAGGTGTTGTGCTACAGCACCGTGTTGCAGGCCGGAACGAGCTCAGGCAACGTCATCAACTCTCTGTTCGACTCGACCGCTTTGTTCATCACGAATGGTGTCACCGAGGGGGATATCGTGGTCAACACGGCCACGGACGTTGAAGCCATCGTGACCAACGTCATAAGCGAGACGACGATTCAGCTGTCTGCCGACATCTTCACTGCATTCCCTGAGGGGTATGCGGTCTATGACGCGGACGATGCGAGGGAGGCCGAGAAGGTGTCACACAGCAAAATCACGATGCTGAACATGTCGAACCTGACGAAGCCGAACACTTACTACCCGGCCTACTCTCAGGAGGAGCTCTTGATGAGCGTGTTCCCGTCCACCATCCGGTCGAATGGCCGGGTGCAGGCGCAGTACCTGAGGTATCCGAAAGACCCGAAATGGACCTACGTTACGCTCACCAACGGAGAGCCGTCCTTCGACCAGAGCCAGCCGGACTATCAGGATTTTGAGGTCCCCATCGAGGACGAGGTCACCCTTGTGGTGAAGATTCTCCAGTACGCAGGGATTTCCATCCGCGAGAACGAGGTTTACACCTACGCGAAGATTGAAGAGCGCGAGGCCAGTCAACAACAACAACCTGAGCAATAATGGCATACCTTTCAGCGTTCCAGTACTACAATGACCAGAGCAACTGGGGGTCCTACCAGTTTGTGAGCCTGCATGACATCGTGAACAACTTCATGCTGATGTATGCCGGCAACCACTCGCTCGTGAACAACGAGGACCGGTTCAAAGTCCTGTTCCATGCGAAGCGTGCGATTCAGGAACTGAACTATGACGCATTCAAAGAGGTCAAGGTTCTCGAGTTGAGCGTGTGCGACACGCTCCGGTTTGTGCTTCCCCATGACTACGTCAACTGGGTACGCATCTCTGTCTACAGGGACGGGGTCCTCAGGCCCATGACGGAGAACATTCAGGCAATCTCTTCGAACGCATACCTTCAGGACAACAACTGCAACATCTTGTTCGACCAGAACGGGGACATCCTGCAGCCGCAGCATTCTACAATCGACTACGACCGAATCAAGGGAACGCTGAAGAGCCAGTACCTCAATCCGGGCAACCAGTTCGACGGGCAGTGGGGGTGGTTTGTTGACGGGTCATGGTATTTCGACTACGGAATCGGCAGGCGTTTTGGTCTCGAGACCGAGACTGCGAACCGCAACCAGACGTTCAGAATCGACAGCAAGGCCGGTGTCATCAACTTCAGCTCCGACATGTCAGGAGAGCTGTGTATCTTGGAATACATTTCCGACGGAATGGAAAGCGGAGACGATTCAAAGGTGGCTGTGAATAAGTTGTTCGAAAAATACGTCTACGCATACATCGAGTACGAAATCATCAATCACAAGGTTGGTGTTCAGGAGTATGTGGTGTCCCGGGCCCGCAAGGAAAAGGGAGCCCTTCTCAGGAACGCCAAGATACGCATTGGGAACATTCACCCGGGCCGGTTGCTGATGAGCCTCAGGGGACGCGACAAATGGATTAAGTGACATGGCGAATCTTTCAAGGAATTTCATTGCCGGCAAGATGAACAAGGCGTTGGATACGCGCATCATCCCAGATGGTGAGTATATCCATGCGCTCAACTGCAGGCTTGGCTCTTCCGAGGGCAGCGACATCGGTGCGCTTGAGAACTCAAAGGGCAACGAGCAGCTCACTCAAATCCAGTACGTCGA